GCTGATGTCATATGACTTCACTAAAGAAAAAGAAAAAGAAGAGCCAGAGACTCCACCTATCGATTTATCTCCGGTGGTCGAGGCTATTCAGAAGATGGTTAACCAGAAAACAAGAATACGCGTGACTGCAGACGAAGATGGTAATATTGACGGCGAGATTATAAAAGAATGACACTGAATATTAACCATGAATTTGTCAGTCCAATTCCGCCATCTTCGGAGCCTGATGAGATCACAACAGCCCACTGGAACGCTACACATGTATTTTCTGGTGTTTTAGATGTCGCAAATGGAGGTACTGGTTCGACCTCTTTCACTAGCGCAAGTGTGATCTTTGCCAACACAGACGGCACATTAACCCAAGATAATGCGAACTTTAATTATAATAACACGACAAACCAACTTGGTATAAGCAACTTAGCTGTCACAAGTCTAACAGACACTAGAATTCCCTTTGCGGGAGTCGGTGGTCAATTAGTTGATAGTTCTAGTTTAACTTTTAATAATATTACGGGCTTATCAACAAATAGGGTAAACTGCGATACATTTGCAGTCAATGGGGTTGATTATGGTGTACAGTTTTTAGAAGTTGGAGTCGGATCGCAAAAGAACGTAGCCACATCAGGGTTATTTACCTACGATTATAATAATTTCATATTAAATGTACCATTACTAAGAATTAATGGGGCGACTAATAATCCGGCTATTGATTTTGTTAATGGTATTACGCATTGGTTAGCTGGGGTACATAGCTCAGGAGGTAATTTTAAGATCTCCCAGAATACGTCATTCGGGACTAACGATTACTTACAAATTAGCTTAGCTGGTAAAACGACATTAAAATCATTTGGCGTGACAGATCTTGCTTTATACGAAGATTCTGTATTAAAGGTTTCGGGAAATAATGTTTACGCAGGTTGTTTAATATCATCTTCTTACGACCAAGAACCGGCCGGTGCAGTATATAATCTATCGCCAGCAGTAAGTGGTTGGAGTTCTAAATTTAGAGTTCAATTCCTTGATAATGGGGCGGCTGGTGCAGCCGGAGATGCTTATTACCAATCCGCAATTCTAAATAGCTCTGGATCGACCGTGACGCAAAGTTACGTCTGGGGCATAGATAATAGCGATAGTGATAGATTTAAATTATCCGTTGGTACAGCACTTGGTGCAATTAACAGCGATGCACTAATTATTGATAATAGCAGAAACGTGTATTTACCGGCTTATACAAGCACACGTATACCATTCTTTGGTAGTAATGGAATAATTTCTAGTTCCGCCAATTTCTTTTGGGACGATGCTTCTAGGCAAGTAATTGTAGGCACAGTTGATATATCGCCTCCTGGCAGAGCCGGTGTATTTGTCGGCGATACTGATCATTGTAGATTTGCAGTAGGCCAGGATAATAATCATAATCTGAACCTTGGCTGGATTTACAATGCAACGGTAGCAAACGCGTATGCATTTGTCGAGTCGTATGCTGGGAATAACCCACTCTGTTTACAAACCAGTGGTGGCGGTGTGAATGTGGGCGGAGTCAATATACCGGACACTGGTGTTAAATTAGAAATAGCGTCCCTCGGCGCCATGGTTAAAAGTGATGGTTCTTTTTGGGTGAACGGAGCAAGTACATCGGCTGCTGATTATGCACGTTTCCACCAAAACGCAAGTATTAACGTCACAGTTATTGATTTTAATTCTGAGTTTTGGCTACGACCGAATGCTTCAACGACCATGATAGCTGTGACATCGTCCGGCGTGCGGCTCGGGGGTTTGGGTGCACTTGACGCTAATTACATTCTACAGGCTCCAAATAGCGCTACGCAGAAATTTAGGGCAAATGCGTATGATACGTATTCTGATGAAGAGCTAAAAGAAAATATAGTTAATATGCCGGACGTATCCGCTAATTTAAGACTTGTTCAGCCGCGTGAGTTTAATTTTAAAGGATTCTGGAAGTCAGAATATGAATATGAACCGGCAAGTGGGACGACAAAGGGCTTGATTGCGCAGGCATTTGCTGAATTATTTCCAGAATTCTGCACATTTGACAATCAAGGTATAGCAAGAAGTATAGATTATGGTCGGATCTCATCAGTTCTTATAAAAGGCTGGCAAGAACTTGACGCAAGAATTCAACAATTAGAAGCAGCTTAGGAGGCTACAATTATGGCTTTACAAATTAGTTTTAACACGCCCGGCGGCGTTGCTATGACCGGGTTATATTTAGTGATAGATTCAGTATCTATTAAAAATACCCCCGGGGACAAGAGCGCTAAGATAAGATGCGTCATGTATAAAGATGCGCAGGCACGTGCAGATAAGTTACCGCCTGAACCATACCATCTTTACATTACGTGCAAAGGACCAAATTATACGACTTTCTTCAAGAGTCCGCCAAACAATCCTGCTTTAGATGTCGATAAAATTCTAATTAGAGCAGCATATCAATATATAAAGACTCTCGATCCAATCACAAACCCTGATCAGATTGATTTCTTTGAAGGTCTAAAAATAGACATAAAGAATAATTCATCAGATTTAGATAACAACTAACGGAGACTATATGAAGTTTATAATCACGAATGAGCAATTGAACGATCTATTTGGTAAGATTTCTGAGTTACCATATAAGTTCACCCCAACAATAAACGAAATTGGTAAGATATTACAATCATTACCACAATTTAAAGAAGAAACCCCGAAAGTAGAAGAAGAAGTCTAAGAATGGCAGTTGTAGGTTTCCAATGTGGTGCGTTTCAAAAGAATGCATTCCAGACCTGCAAAGGAACCAAAGGAGGCGATGTAGGGGGAGGAGGAGGCCATAAGAAGAGATCAAGGCGCTTGATTGAGTTATGGGAACCACCAAGCGACAAAATCAACGAATTTAACCAATTGCTTGAAAACGCTCTAAGGCCGCAACCAAAGCCGGTCTTAGAAGAAGTGGTCACAGAAACTGTGCCAGAAGCTTTAGAGGTAAAAGTTGTAGATCTTCAAGAGGTCAGGAGGCAGAGGCTTTTAAGAAACTTAAAGGTCTTTGCAGCTTTAGTCTTATTAAATGAGCAAAATTAATGACATATAGACTTAATGGACAAATAGTTACATCAGAAGAGTTTTTAAGAAACGCCAAAGGTATTAGACCCGGATTCGCCCCAATGATATCCTGTGACTACTCTGAATATAATTGCCCGATTACTGGGAAAGTGATTTCTGGTAAGAAAGAACACAAAGAGAACTTACAACGGCATGGTTGTAGACTTTTTGAAAAAGGCGAAAGAGAACACTTTATTAAAACCTCTCAAAGGGAAAAAGACGAGAAGATAGAGAAGATGTCTGAACAAGCAGTTATTAACACAGTTAAAAATCTACCTGATTCATTTTGGAAAGGTTAAATCATGAACAAAACTATATTACCCAAAATATCTTTGGGATATCAACAAATAACAACCTTAACAGCAGCAGTTGGCCTAACAGTCCCGTCTGGGACTACTATGGTGGAGGTGCAACCAGAAACGCAATCTATTAGATGGCGTGATGATGGCACTAATCCTACAGCTTCTGTTGGTATGGTGTTAGCAGCTGGTGCGTCGCATGTATTCTATGGCTCTTTCGAAAGTCTAAAATTCATAGAAACTACTGCGACAGCCAAATTAAATGTAACATATTACGGAGAATAATTAATTTATGAGTGATGAAATAAATCTTGACGCAGCGTTATCGGCAGCCTTCGATAAAATTACTAGCGAACCTGCTGCACCCGAGCCAACCGCACAAGATACAGCTGATATAGCGCCTGATACCGACGAGGTTGAAAGCAAAGTTGAAGCCGAATCACCGACCGAACCTGTGGAATCGCAAGAGCAGGAAGCTGAGCCTGTCGAACAGCCTCTCAGTCCACCTTCGCGATGGTCGTCCGAGCTTAAGGAGAAATTCGCCAATTTACCACGTGAAGCACAAGAAATTATGCTTGAGCGAGAAAAAGATGGTGATAAATACCTAACGCAAAAATCACAGGAATTCGCTGAACATAAGAAAAAATATGAAGCGTTGGAGCAAATCCTCAACACCAACCGTCATGTTATAGCTAAAGAAGGTGGAGATGCCGCGGCAGCAGTGTCGCGTCTACTACAGATTTCTGATTACGCTAATAATGACCCTGTTGGTTTTGTTAAATGGTTTGCGGCGCAACGGAGCTTAAATTTAGATAATTTGTTTAGCCAGGAGAAGCAGAACTCGATTGATTTAGAGTATGCCGACCCTATCGTTAAAACAGCTCTGAACGAGGTCAACGAACTAAAACTCCGCATTTCTAAACAAGAAGACGAACGTAAGCAAGTCGTCCTTTCTCAAATTCAACGCGAAATTTCAGATTTTAGGGAAGCTAAAGACGAAAAAGGCGAATTATTGCATCCGCACTTTGAAAAGGTGCGTATGGATATGCAGGCCATTTTCACGGCTAACCCTAGTACTAATTTGAAAGCTGCGTATGAACAAGCTATTTGGTCTAATCCAACTACTCGTGCTGAAATATTAGCACAAATGGAGAAAGCTCAAGAAGCTAAGAAAATTGAGGAAGCGAAGATTGCAGCAAATAAAGCTGCAAAAGCTATTGGTGTCAAACCAAAGAGCACCTTCAAGACTTACGTGAAGCCTAAAAATTGGGAAGACGGACTAAGTTCATTGTACGACCAACTTCAGGAAAATTAATCTAATTTTACGAGGTTTAAAATGGTTAGCCCAAATTCAATTTTTACAGAGTTAGTTACAACTACTCTACGTGAGCATCCTGCGATGCTTTTTGATAACGTTTCTAAAAACAACGCTTTATTAAATCGTTTATTTCAAAAGAAACAAAAGGTTGTTGTTGATGGCGGCACTTCAATAGTTGAACCTATTGAATATGCTGAGAATAGCACATACCAAAGATATTCTGGTTATGACACTTTAAATATCGGCGTATCTGATGTTCTATCTGCTGCTGAATATCAATGGAAGAACGTTGCGGTGAACGTCACGGCAAGTGGTGATGAGATTAGAAAAAACAGCGGTAAAAACGCTATTATCAATCTAGTTCAATCACGCATAAAAGTTGCTATGAAGACTTTTAACAATAACTTCTCAAATGACATTTATTCCGATGGCACTGAAGTTAACCAGATTAATGGTCTTGCAGCTCTTGTTGCTGATGCTGGAACAGGTACTGTTGGTGGTATTGATTCGAGCGTATACACATTTTGGAAGAACGCGGTTCAATCTGCTGCCACCCCGCTTGATGGCGGTTCTGCAGTGACACCAAGCGCATCTACGATCGAGCAGCTTATGCTTGGCCTATATTTGGCGATCACACGTGGCTCTGATACCCCTGATCTTATCGTGGCTGGTAATACTTACTATCAGTACTACGAGCAATCTTTGACTGAACTGAAGCGTTATACCTCCTCAGACGATGCTAAGGGTGGGTTCATTTCCCTAAAATACAAGATGGCGGATGTTATATTTGACTCTGGTACTTTAGGTGGCGGTATGTCTGCAAACAAAATGTACTTTTTAAATACTGATTATTTAAAGTTAAAAGTACAGAAAGATGCGCAGCTAACCCAAATGGACGATAAAGTTTCTGTGAACCAAGATGCCGTTGTTATTCCTTTGCTTTTCATGGGCAACTTAACATTGTCGAATAGAAGCCTCCAAGGCGTTTTAAAATCTTAATTGAAAGGATAATCAATATGACAGCATCAGCATGGAAGCCGTATACCCAAATCGGTTTACAACAAATTGACCAAACAAGCACAGTGAAGAACCATCCGCTTGGTACTATTGTACGTGCCCATCACGGCACGTATGGTGAAGGTGAGTTTATTTATTTGAAAGGAGTTGCATCTACTGCGGTAGGCAGCCTTGTTTCTTATAATCAATCTGCCGGCACAACCACATTGTCTGCCAACACAGCAAACTTAACCACCCCAGTTGCGGTGGCGATGTCTGCTAACGTTGCTAACCAATATGGTTGGTATCAAATCGACGGTGCAGCGGTTATTCAAAAGGCCACAGGTGTTGCTATATCACCTTCTGTGGCTCTTTACCAATCTGCAACCGCTGGAGCACTTACATCAACTGTTGCATCTGGCAAACAATTGCAATCTGCAATTAGCGCCAATACAGCATCTGTTGCATCTGCTACCACAACTGTTCTGGTACAAATTAATAGACCAGCTTTCCAAGGAAGCGCGGTCTAATGTTAAAGAGAGTTAGCCTTAATCTATTTTGCAATACATCTAATGAGGTTTTGCACGAGAATATTAGGGCTAACTTGGCTTTAGAGTTACCCGTTGTTGCGACAACTCCTGCACATGATGGCCATGCTGTTTTGTGCGGGAGTGGTGCGTCTCTAAATAAATCTATAGCCGATATAAAACAAAGACAGGTTTTAGGGCAAAAGATATTTGCGCTTAATAATGCTGCTAAATATTTACACGATCATGGGATCTTGGCTGATTACCAAGTTATATTAGACCCCCGTGAAGAGAATAAACAGTTTATAGTTCAAGGGATCCCGAAACTACTTGCATCACAATGCCATCCTGAACTAGTGTATGATAATCAGGACGAAGTGACATTATGGCATCCTGTTATTGACGGTATCGAAAGTATAATACAAGTTCCATATACCCTTGTCGGGGGAGGTCTTACTGTTGGGCTTAGTGCAATGGCCTTAGCCTATGTGCTAGGTTATAGAACCATACATCTTTATGGCTACGACTCATCATATACCGATGGGCGCTTACGATGTTCAAAGCAATTTAAAAGTAAAGATCACAAGATTATAGCGATGGTCGATGGTAAGAAATTCACTACCAACCAGACCATGGCTAAGCAGGCGGAGAATTTTATAGAATTTCAAAAAGAATTATCAAAAGACTGCCTAATCACCGTGCATGGCGAGGGCTTATTGCCGTATATCGCCAAGCGCATTTATTATAACAATTTATAAGGATAATTATGACTATTGCGCATTTAGAGTTTTTCACAGTTGCTAGAGAATATACGGATAACGGTAAGTTATCTTGGAAGGATGTAGATTTTGTTAAGATTAGAACTCCTGGTAATTCTACACACATACCAGAATTTGAAGTAGATAAGGATTTGTTGGATAGATGGCGCAATAGCGATAAAGAGACAACTAGAAATAGGGTAAAGGCTTATGAGTCATGGAAAGCCTGTAGTTCCGATGAATATATTGAAGGCACTCCGCTTAAAAATTGGCCTCAGATCTCCCCTGCGCAGCTTAAAATATGCCAGAATAACAAGATTCTATCAATTGAAGCTTTGGCACAAGTGCCTGACTCTCACCTCCATGTGTTGAGTTATGAAGGTAGGAAACTAAGAGATAAAGCGAAAAGCTATGTAGAGGCCGCGGCTTCAACTTCTTTAGTTGCTGAAGAGATGCAAAAGATGCGTGTTGAGAACCAAAGACTTGTAGAAAGACTTGATGCGCTTGAACAAAAAAACTCTGAGTTAAAAACCTTGCTTGATAGCGAGAAGCAACGTAACCACAAAAAGTAAAGTTTAGAACATGTCATTACTTACCATTATTCAAAATGCTTGTACTGAAATAGGCATAGACTCGCCTTCATTAGTTGTTACAAACACGGATAAGAATATCCTACAGATGTATCAACTAGCAAATAGGGCTGGTAAGTTTTTGGCACAGCGCTTTTGCTGGGAGGAGCTAACACAAGAGGCAATCATCACAACGCTCGCACAAGAAGATCAGGGTTTTGTTGACACACTTATGCCGGGATTTAACTGGCTGCTTTATAAGACACAATGGAATCGTGATTTTAGGATGGGTGTTTATGGTGCTTTATATCCTTCTGAATGGCAATTTTTGAAGGCTAGTAATATAACCGGCCCGTTCCCTAATTTCCGGATTAGAGGCAAAAAATTACTTTACTTGCCGGCTCCTACAGCAGGCCAAGAAATCGGTCTTGAATATGTTAGTAAATATTGGTGTAAATCGTCAAGTGGGACTGCTAAGGCCGCTTTTACCGAAGATGATGATGTTGGTGTTATTGACGAGGAATTGATCACTTTGCAATTAAAGTGGTTGTTCAAAAGTGCTAAGGGTTTGGATTATATCGAAGATCAACGGATCGCAGAATCTGTAACAGAAAACGCTATATCTCGTTCAAACTCACCGCGTACTTTATCAATGTCTAAGCGTGGCACTAAAATGCCGGGCGATGCTGGTTTATTAATTCCTGATGGGAACTGGATGGCATAATTATGATGTTAAGACCTTTGCGTAGACCGCGCAGCCAAGTATCTGTAGCGCGTCCTGTACCCGCTCCAGTGGCTGGTTGGAACGCGAAGGATAGTATTGCGCAAATGAAGCCAAACGAGGCATATGCGCTCGAAAACTACTTCCCTACCGCTTATGGCATTGAGCTTAGGGGTGGTACGAGAAGACATGCTACTCTTGACGGCGTCACCACATCCGTGCAAACGCTTATGACCTATGCTTCTGGTAGTATAGAAAGGCTATTAGCAGCAGCAGGCGGCAAGATCTTTAATGTTTCGGCTGGTGGCACAATCTCCACGGCTTTAGCTAGTGGTTTTACCTCAGATAGGTATTCTTATGCGAATATGAATGGTTATCTGGTGTTTGTAAATGGGACAGATAGTCCTCAAAAATATGATGGTAGTACTGTATCGGCAACAACAATAACAGGTTCTGGCCTAACCGCATCGAATCTTAGTTATGTTGTTACACACAAGCAAAGGCTATTCTTCATTGAGAAAGAAACATTATCAGCATGGTATCTAGGAACTAACTCTATTGCGGGCACAGCATCTCAGTTAGACTTCTCTGGGTATTGCAAAAAAGGTGGTAAGTTAGTTGCTATCGGGACATGGACGCGAGATGGTGGTAGTGGTTCAGACGACCTAATTGTTTTTGTTACAAGTAAAGGTCAGGCTCTAATATACGAAGGCACAGATCCATCCTCAGCGAATACATGGTCTCTAATAGGTGTTTTCGACCTAGGTACACCTATCGGTGAGAGACCGTTTGTTAATTTCGGCAGTGACTTGATATTGATCTGTACTGACGGTTTTATACCACTATCAAAGGTTTTACCGATTGACCGTGTGGGTGCAGAGCGTGTTGCCATTTCCGATAATATTCGTACTGCGGTCAACGATGCTGCACAAAGTTACTCATCGAACTTTGGGTGGGAGGGTATAGTTTATCCAGAAACTAATTACGTTATTTTTAATATACCTACCATTGAATCAAGAACGGCTATCCAGTTTGTTATGAATGCAGCAACTGGTGCGTGGTGTAAGTTTACCGACATAAATGCGGTGACTTGGGGAATTTACAATAACAGGCTTTACTTCGGTGCGAATAATGGCTTTGTAGTACAAGCCGCAACAACGCCGGAAGATGATACTTTGGCAGCGACTCAAGCTTTTACGTTTATCGTTGGTAATATTAGGCCAAGTTTCCAATATTTTGGGGCATATTCTACACGTAAGCATTTTAAAATGGCTCGTATATTGTTAAGGTCGAATGCTCCTGTCTCGTTAAATGCAGCTTTGGAAGTTGATTTTAAAACAAGTAATTTGGGTGCGACACAGACATCTTCTGCTATAGGAACGCCGTGGGGTAGCCCTTGGGGAAGCCCATGGAGTAATATTGATTTATCGAGGTCAATTGATGTAGGAGCTGGTTCGATAGGGGCGTGCGCCAGTTTACATATAAAAACATCTACCCGAAACGTTGAGATAGTTATCGACAGCTTTGACTATTTTTATGAGGTCGGAGGTTTGATATAATTAAGTTGATCTATGGTGCCGATGAAATGGTTCTAGAATGGGTTTCGGCAAGGATACAAGGCGGGATTCAAGCGGATAAATATATTAGCTTCGGAATAGTTGATACAGATAGAAAAGAGATAATTGCGGGCGTTATATGTCACAATTATTTTGAAAGATATAGATCGATTGAGTATTCGATTGCTTCTTCTAGCCCTAAATGGGCACAACGACATATCTTGCGAGAATTATTTAATTATGCATTTGGCTATCTTAAATGCGGTAGAATAACAGCTACATGCCGAATCTCTAATCAGAACGCGATAAAAATGAATGAGAGATTAGGTTTTAAGCGCGAGGGTGTTGTGCGTCAAGGCTATGGCGACGAAGATATGGTTATTATGGGTTTAATTTTCAACGAATGTAAATATAGGTAAATTATGGGCAAGGATACACCTTCAGCGCCGACTTATGACGCTAATTCCGCAATTAATCAGCAAAGTGCAGCAAATCTAGATACAGCTATTGCACAAGGGTGGTTGAACGCAATGAATCAAAAAACACCTTACGGCTCAGTGACATACAACCAGAGTGGTACTAAGAGTGTTGGTGGCAAAGATGTGCCTATATTCGAGCAGAATATTTCTTTGACACCAGAGCAGCAAAAGCAGCTGGATATTAGGAACTCATTGCAAACTCAGGCTTTGAATCTTGGTGGCGGAGTTCTTAATAATGTTGGCGCGGCTGTATCTAACCCTTTTAGCCTACAAGGACTACCAGCAGCTGCAACCTCAGGGGATTTTGCCAAGGAGCGTGATTTTGCAACACAGTCTATTATTAATCGTAATCAGCCAGTCATGGATAGAGATAGGGCTATGATGGAGACTAAGCTGGCGAATCAAGGTGTTATGCCGGGTTCTGAGGCATATATGAATGCTATGGACGATTTGAATAGGCAGCAAAATGATTTTAGATTAGCGGCTATAAATGCTGGTGGTGCTGAACAGAACAGGTTATTTAACCTTGCTAATACTGCCAGAAACCAAGGCATAACTGAACGTTCTCTAGAACGCAGCCAGCCGATTAATGAATACGCAACTTTATTGGGTCTTGGTGGAAACGTTCAAACGCCGCAAATATCACAATCTGTTGGTGGCACAATACAACCAACTGATGTTATGGGCGCATTAAACACTCAATATCAAGGACAGTTAGCAGGTTATAATGCTGATCGCAGCGCCAGTAATGCTGCAATGGGTGGTCTATTTGGTTTGGGTGGAGCGGCAATATCTGCTGGCTTGCCATGGTACTTAAGAAGATAGAGGGTAATCATGAAAAACAATATACCTACAAAAGTCCGTAAGGATATGATGGCCGACCCGCAATATATGTTGGCTTTGGAATTACAGAAAACTGGCTCAAGCACTGCTCCAGTCCAATCGCCGATCGAAGGTTTGTCGCGGATGCTTACTGGTGCTCTTGGTTCATTTAAAGAGCAAGATATAAAACAAGATTATGCCAAGCAAGGTGAGGGATATTCGCAAGCTCTTAATCAATTGTCGCAAAATCAAGGCCTTAAATCAGATGAGCTTGTCAACGCTATGTTAAATAGTCCTAACAATTACGTAAGGGATATGGGTGAAGAGGCGTATGGCCAAATGATCGCCGCAAAATTAAAAGAAGGCGATAGTCCAATTAAGGTTGGCAAAGGCGAGACTTTACTAGACCCTAGAACATTTAAGCCTATATTTAGCGCACCAAGTTCAGCAGATCCAACTACTCGTGTGACTGTCAATAAAGACGGAACAGTAACATATGAGAATGGGACTGGCCTTAGCTCACCGTTAAGCAAACCAACTGTTACTAATTTGGAAAAGAAAGTTCTTGATACTACTGAGCAACTGGCTCGCTTAAAGGGTATAGAATCTAGCTTTAACCCTAAATATCTAGGCTTACCTAATCAGCTTAAAAACGAGGTTACTAACCTTCAAGATCGCGTTTTTGGTGATATTTCTGATGAGAGGGCTGATGAGCTTGCCAAATCTACCGAAATGAGGATGAATGTAATAAATAATTTAAACGAATACATTCGCGATATAACAGGAGCGACTGTTGGACAAGGTGATGAATCAAAGCGTTTAAAAAGTGCGGTTCCTACGATGGAAGATGGGAAGGTAGTTTTCCAAAGTAAACTACGCACTGCCATGAAGTTAAATAGAGCAGCATTACAGCGGCAGCATTACGCGCTTAGGAATGGTCTTGCGCCTACAGAAACTGGTTATTCTCTTGACGAAGTGCCAAAACTTGTTAACAAGCGAGGAGCTGAGATTGAAAGAGAAATACGCCAGTCTAATCCAGGATTGTCGAATGATATGATTAAAAAGAACCTACAGATGAGACTAAAAGAGGAGTTCGGCGGATGACAGATTATAACCAACTGCTAAACGAACCTCTTGAAGCACCCGTCCAAGGCAATGATAATGCATCGGCATTTGATTATAACCAGCTACTCAATGAGCCTATAAAAGATAGCAATCAAGCATCTGGACAGGATATGGTAAATCTTGCAAAAGAAGCTCTGCCATATTTTTCTAATCCGATAAGCGAATCCGCAGCAATGGCTCCTGCAGGACAACAAGCTATCGCTTCTCTACCAACAAGCAATAGAGAAAAAATAGAATATTTCGCCAAACAAAGGTTCCCTAAAGACCCTGCTGCTATATCTCGTTATGGTGTTAAAGATGGTAGGATCTTTTATAGAGGTGATGACGATAGATTTTATTTTGAAGAACCATCATTTATGCAGCCGGTAAAGAAGGCTGCAAGTCTAGTAGGCGAATCTTTACCTTTCGCTGGTGGCGTCGGCGGAGCTATTGCAGGCGGAGTTGCTGGGGGTGTAGGCGCTGTAGGAGGTTCCGCGGCTGGTGCATCACTGGGCGATTTGGCACGCCAAATGATAGCTAAAAAATTAGGGCTACAAGAACAATATAGTCCGTCCCAAACAGCCACTGAAGCTGTCCTAGGGTTAGGAGGTGAGGTCATCGGTAGGGCTGGTGTCGGTTTATTTAATAGATTGGCAGCAAGAGATTTAGAACGCATCAATACTCCAGCTGCTAAAGAAGAAATTAGCAATCTTCAGAATTTATCTGAACAGACTGGTGTGCAATTGACACCTGCTGAACTAACTAATTTAAGGAGTTTATCCATCCAACAGAATGCTTTAGCAGATCTAGATAGGTCTTCTTATCCCATTGTTGGATTATATAGGGAAAGAGCACAGAAGCAAATACCTGCGGCTGTTGAGAATGTATTAGGTAGTATATCGCCAGAAGCAAGTAAGTATGTAGGAGCGGACTTGTTGCGCGAAGGTGCGACAGGTGCTATGCAGCGTGAGATAGATTTGCGTACTGAGGCAGCGAAACCATTATACGAAAAAATTAGAAATGTTGTTTTGCCAGAGTCTGCAGTCACTGAACTTAAAGCTGACCACAATATAAATCGAGCAATGGCTGAAGTAGCCAGAGACCCTAAATTTCAACAAGATTTAAGAGGCTTACTACCAATTCAGCCGAAAGAACTTAATTCAGCTGATAAGTATTTATCAGGTCTATATAGCGACGTACAAGGGGCGACCCCCTCCACCAACCATACTATAGCATATCTTGACGCAGTGAAGCAGCAACTTGATTTTAAGATTGATAAAGCCGGCAATATGAAGAATAAGAATGCAAAACGCATACTTACGGAGTCGTCTAATAAATTAAAGAATATCATAGATCAGATAGAACCAGGTTATAGAGAGGCTCGCGAAGCATATCGTGCCGCTTCTCCGAAAGTTGTAGCTACTCAAACTGGCGAGATTGGTCTTGCAGCCAAAACAAAAGACGAGTCACTATTGCGTATTGGAGATATTATGTTCGACACAAATCCGCAGAACATAATAAAGAACAAGAAAACATTCCAAGATGCTGGACGTTCCGACGAATGGAACGCTGGTCTTCGTTCATTCCTAGCAAATCAATTTGAGGCTGCATCTAAGGAAGCTGCTTCTGGCGAGAACTTTAATGTTGGCGGTAAGTTCAGAAGCTCTGTCTTTGGCACTGACACACAGAAAGAAGCAATGAAAGCAGCGATGTCGCCTGAACAGTGGCGCGGATTTAATGATCTGATGACTGTACTCGAGGCGTCCGCTAGAGTTCCTATTGGGGGTTCGAGAACTATCCCCACAGGAGAAGCGGTTAGCCAAATGAAGCGCGAAGCAGCACCTATTGCTAATTTTGCTTTAAACCCTGCAACGGCAGTTCAAAGGACATATCTTGATCTTAAGATGGGTAAGTACTCAGAAGAACTAGCTGACATAATTACCTCGCCAGAGGGTATGAAAAAACTTAAACAATTGCGTCAATGGTCGCCGCGCTCTAAAAAAGCCTTTGAAATAGTTTCGCAGTTATTTACACGTGCTGGCGCTGGTGCTGCTGGGACTTTGGCTGAGAGTGACAAGGAAGTTGGTTCTTTTTCGAACGAGCAATAAACCCAGTAATCTTTTCGCTGCACCAAGCTAGAAAGTCTGCCAAATATAGTAGACAACCTCCTAGTGCGCAAAGGACAAGAATGATTGCGATATATTTTATAAACAAATCTAGTACAAATAGTGCTATTGCTGACATAGTGATACACTCCGACTGCTATATTATTAACTTAACCTAATTTTGCAAGGAAATAATTATGGGAGCTTTTGATGGTAATGGTCAGTTTGTTCGTTCGTACAATTGGACGAATGATGCGAACTCATCAATCAATATTGAAGCCGCGCGCATGGATACCGAGGATGATGGCTTCGCCGGTGGACTGTCTAATGTTATTTGTAAAGACGGCCAATCCACCATTACTGCCAATTTACCGATGTCTGGTTTCAAACATACTAACGTTGGGATCGCAAATGCGAGGAACCAATATGCCGCAGTGTCGCAGGTACAAGATGGCGCATTAACAATTGCGAGCTCAGTTTCTGGTACAGATACTATAACAATGGCAATAAGTCTCGGACTAAACGCCTATACAGCTGGCCAACAATTTGGTTTTGTTGCGGCTGGCACTAACACTGGCGCAGTCACAATAAATATCAACGGGCTTGGTGCAAAGGCGCTTAAGAAGTTCGACAATGCAGTTGATTTAGAGGCAGGTGATATAGCAACAGGCCAGTTTGTTCTTGTTGGTTACGATGGCACAAATTTCCAAATGCTTTCCCCACCAAAATCAGTGGTAAATAATACCATAACCACAGCAAAGATTGTTGATTCAGCTGTGACAACACCAAAGATAGCCGATCAAAACGTAACCACAGCTAAAATCTCCAATACTCTTCTAACAGGCCTTACCGCCGCTACTGATCTCCAGAACGCCGACCAGTTAATATTAGCGGATAATTCTAACTCAGATCAAAATAGAAAAATCACACTAGCAAACGCCAAGCCTTACCTTACTCCTATTACAACCCGAGGCGATATAATTAGAGGGAGTTCAGCAGGTCTAGCTGAGAGATTGGCTTTGGGATCAGTTGGGAAAGTTTTAATATCTGATGGCACTGATCTTACTTATGATTTTATGTCTAAAGTTATAGTAAAAAATGTCACCGAAGGCCGAGGCACGTCAGGTGTTGCTAACGACGCCTCACTGCAAGTATCTCTTGCTGCTAACCGTGTTTATTTTATCAAGATTTGCGCTGCGGTATCATTCTCTGCTAGTGGATCATTAAATGATGGAACAGTTATTAATTCCGGTATTTCAGCATCCGCAGCAACAAGTAGTGTATATGGATCCGAGTTTTGTGTGCATACAGATATTGCAAATGGGGCTCGTGTATCTACAGGTTTTACGTCTTTAAATTTTACAACTCCGCACACGATCAGGATAGCTAATAGTGCTGGTGCCCCTGCTTATATGGCTTTACAATATAATTTTTACATTGTTAATAGTGCATCTTCTAATTTAATCAGTTTCCAGTGGAGTTCTCCCGGGAACACCACCTTTGTTAATGCGGGCTCAACTCTTCAATACCAATTAATAGGATAACATCATGCCACAAGTACTTATGAACGGAGTCTTAACGGACTTAACCGACGAAGAATATGACGAGCAGATTCTTGGTAACACAGTCACTAATCTCCGTAGCGCACTTTACAATCGCGTTACCTATGAAATGAATCGCAGGATAGCGTTGATAATGCCAACAATCGATCTTTTGGCTTTATTAGCGGCTATGGTTCAGATTCATAATAGCGAGATTGCTGGTCTTAAAGCATCTCCGCCAACGATATACAGTTTAAACGCCAACGAACTAACAACAATAACTACTGCGACTGACACCAATACAGCAATCGCTTCAGTAAAAACGAAAGCTGAGTTGATTAACGCTGACATCGCAGCTACGTCTGATAAAGCCGTATTAAAGGCTTATGATGTGGAAAACAGTGTGTTGTGGGCGTAGGTGGACAACAAATAGTTGCTAAATATATAGATATATACTATATTTAGGGGCGGCTAGGATAAATCTTAACCATACATTCCAAAAAGTTAGTAAGACGGGAGATACATGAATGGCACAGCGGCCGGTAAAAATTTCATCAAAGATTGTTAAACGACCAACCAACAAAAAATCGTGCAAAGCGTAGGATGGACTTACTGTTACTAGCAGTATTTATAATCAATTTTGCGCAGACTGTCTTCGGCGACTGGTTTTCTGTCGATATTCAAACGTATCTATTCGATATGGCCAACATGGCTACGGCTTTACTGTTGGCCATATACGCATTTCACCGCACAAGATATATATTCTTGCAACGTAAGATTTTACTGTACTTACTAATCATAATGGAAATCTGGTTTATTACTGACTACAATCTAATAAATATGCTTGAGGGGACGGAATATATTAATGTTGTGAGGACAATCACAGCTCTAGTGACTACTGTAATCTTTTTACCTTTAGTGTTTTACCAGTATCTTAGAAAATGGCCACCGTTCATAGCGAGATTAATGAAGCGGGACGGAGCTGGATTGTCGACAAAATCCCCAAAAACATCACGGGACTAACTGCCGCGTTAATATCAACGCCTTACGGACATCGATCTATTGTTACTGATAGTATTGAATTTACGTTTAGCAAAGGCCTATTAGTAGAGCGCCCTTATATCTTTAATAAAACTCATTCGTTTAAAGAAATTAATTATTACCCGCCGGAATTCCTACGTAAGTATGTAGGTACGCAATGGGACATAATAAATAACTGTTTTGTTTTTTTTAATAAATTCTAAGAAAAGAGGATGAATATGGCGAAGTCTGCTCCCGACATGAGGGAAATATTTGTTGAGATTATAAAATCTGCAGAGGTCAAAGAAGAGATTATAAGATTTGCGAACGCAACAAGCGACCGAACGGCGAAGGAGATTGTTAGTGATATACAGCACGATATAGCCGAGATTAAGGGGTTGTTGTCGAAGGTAGGATTAGATTTAGAGAATCCCAAAGATCAATATGCTGATTTGGCACACTTGCGCAAATGGCGCTTGGCTTTTGATAAAGGCGCGTCACTTGTAGGCACATGGATACTAACTGCGATCATAGTTGGATTAGCAGCGTTAGTTGGTTTAAAAAACTTTAAATAGGAGCATTATGCAAAAATTTTCACAAAAATCATTAGATGAGTTGGCTACCTGTGATAGAAGATTGCAGGTAATAATGGAGGAAGCGATACAGCACATCGATGTTGCTGTAATATGTGGTAATCGAGGAAAAGAGGCGCAAAATAAGGCTTTCGCCGATGGTAAAACAAAACTTAAATGGCCGGAAAGTAAACACAATAGCAAACCATCAAAAGCAATGGATGTCGTGCCCAACCCGGTTGATTGGAAGGATCATAAAAGGTTCATTTACATGGCAGGAATAATTATGGGTATCGCGGCTTGCAAAGGCATCAAATTGCGTTGGGGCGGCGATTGGAACTCTAATGATCTACTCTCCGACGAAAAATTTCCAGATTTAGCCCATTTCGAATTAGTGGAGTAAAAATAATGCCAAAGATTGGTGAAGTAATAGCAAGTGGTTTGGGTATCGTAGCCTCACCTGCTACAGGTGTAATAACCGCGATAACAAATATTCTGGATAAAGTTCTGCCTTCAGCCAAAGAACGGGCAGAGGCGCAGGCGATTCTTGAAAAGATCAAGCAAGCTCCTGAGTTACTTGATAAGGAGCTCGAGAAACAAAGGCTTGAGAGGGAATTTGCAGCCGCTCATGATCAAACTGAGGTTAATAAGCTTGAAGCTCAGAGTGCGTCTTTGTTAGTTTCAGGCTGGCGGCCATTCATAGGTTGGGTATGTGGTATAGCTTTAGGCTATGTCTGGATAGGTAGGCCATTCATTCATGATTTATGTAATGTGTTTGGATATAATCCAGAGTTTTCAGTAATTGATACTGACAATATGTTACAGCTTGTGATAGCCTTGCTAGGCCTCGGTGTTTACAGAACCTTTGAAAAAGTAAAAGGCGTATCACGATGATTAACAAAATTCTTATTTGGATTGGTGGGCTCACAACAAAGCAATATTTATTTATTTTCTTACCAACAATGTTTGTAATTGGCTGTTTTTTTGCGTATATTTATAATGTACTTAATTAGTTCTACAATACAGCACTCCGCGGTGGCTTAAAACGCCACCGCCTCCAAGCTCGTTTACCAAGTGTAAAAAGAGTATCCGGAGTCGTCTTTGTGGCGGCTCCAGCCTTAATTGCATTACGAACCCATTTAAAACGTTATTTTTGTGGAAAATGCGCAAAATATCGATTTTAATTACCTATTAAACCCATTTTAAGTTATTCGAAATTATTGAATGACTAGTAGGTGACAAATTGTCACGTACTGCGTAACTGGTGCGTAACTGGGCTTTTTTATTTTATTGATAATCCAATATTATCAATACCTTGCTGCGTAACTGACTTGAGTCCGTTTATTATACACGTGTAATACATTCCACATATAAATCTATATATTACAGTAGCTTCTTATTATACATGTACAATACATTTAGAACGATATCTCATCATCAAAGTTTAAATGATCATCGTTGCTCACAACAAAGTCTGGCTCGCCGTCAGGGGTGTAAACAGTTCTAGTTTCTGAATTGTTCTCGCTTTTCTTGGCGCTTAACATAATCAGAGAAGCATTAAATCCTTTAAGTACCACCTCTGTGGTATAACGCTCCACACCTTTGTCATCAGTCCACTTCCGCGTTGTTAGTGCACCCTCAACACAAACTTTATCTCCTTTATGCAAGTACTTCTTTACAACATTAACTAGCCCTTGTGAAAAGATGACTACTTTATGCCACTCAGTTTTGTCCTTGCGCTCACCAGAAGTCTTATCTTTCCAAGAATCGGTTGTCGCTACAGAAATCATTGCTATCTCGCGTCCATCCTGAGTAGCCCTGACCACTGGATCTGCTCCGATATTTCCAATTAAAATCACCTTATTCATGCTTGTCATTTTGTTTTTCCTTCCAAGTTAATTGATTAAACCCTCAGGTCTCCGAAACTACCTTCTATTTTTATTAAACTTCCACATATCATCCATCGTTGATTATCTTGATAGTCAGATTCAGCCATATTCTTTAAATCTCTTGTAATCTTCTGGCAATATTTAGTGAGCCAAAGCGGATTTCTTCTCGCTACAGTAGTCAATAGATCTGCTATTGTGTAGCAGACCTTTTTAGAATCAAATGAAACATATATTCTACGCTCCTTGGTTCCTGCATTCTCTAAGTATAAGAAATTATGCGTGTATTTCTTATCCCCTTCGGAATATACGATATCCGCACATTGAAAACTTTTAGTAAGAATGGTTGTTAGAGATAACCCGCACCATTTATTCATGCTTGTCATTTTGGTTCTCCAATTTATCGTATAACTTATTAATTCGTTCCTGAATAATATTCGGTTTCCCATTATAAAATTCATCTATAATTCGTTGTTTATCTTCTTTCTCATCACGAACCGATGATTTGATTATTACGATAATAATCATTAATACTGGAAATATTAAGAGCGTAAATAGTTTTGCGTCCATCATCTGTTGGATAATATGTCGACAAAATAGGTCATAAGATTCGGCTAATTTATACATTTTTTACTCCCTTCTTTCTTAGGTTCTCATTAACCTGCCAATAAAGCTTTGGATGTTCTCGTTGAAACTTATCAATATTATGCCAATAAAGAGCAGGATTCTCCAATTCTTCCTTCCAAGTCTCTTCCGCAGTCTTAAAACAATCTAGTTCCCCACCAATAATAAATAATTTCATAAATAAATATATCAATAATAGCAGAGCAGTTGGTGGTATTACATAAAACATTATTAGCTCAATTGTCATTTTGTCTCCCTTTCTTGAAATTATAACTTTTTAGCCAATTATTATACAAACCCATTTCATACTTTGCTAACTCCACGCGACGTTTTCTTTCGTCTAATAAATACTCCCAAGATAACGTTAGTAATATAATGAGCATATATGTTATCGGCCAGCGCATCAAATATATTGTTTCCTCACTATCTGTAAGGAAAGGAAGTATTTCTTGATTAATTATATAGCACATGATTATCTCCTTATTTTAATCTTCGTTCTATTATTTCCACTTCTATACTGTTAGCCCAATCTTGCGCTTGTTGGTCGCCATCAGGGAAAAATGTTTTATATTCCTTTAACGAATTATATGATTTAGAAAGCACTTGAATGATTCCCCAAATGGCCACACATATGAACCACAATATACCAAGATGCATTATCCATAGGATAATATAAAAAAAAATGTCTATTATTAATTCTTCATGTATTCTGATTACTCCAGGTAAGAGATAGATCAAGCAACCCACCATAATAAATAGTATAATACTCGACGTAATTATAACCATTTTCTTCATTTTGTTTCTCCTTGGTTCATACATGTTTCTGAAATATAGCAGGTGTTTAGTTTTTCAAGGATCTCCCAAATCATCGGATGATAATTTCTTTTATCACACTTATTAATGTCAGCACCATTTTTCACAAATTGCCAAATAGTGTGTATACTCCCAAGACAAGTTGGTGATCTCGCAAAAGCTAATGCGTAATCTAATCCCGTCTTCCCAAGATCATCTTTCTTATTTATATCTACTCCTGCTTTTACTAGTTTTTCTATAACCCTATAGTTTTTTAATATAGCAGCGAGGTGTAGAGTAGTTCTTTCACTGGGCGTTGTAGAAAATACATCGGCTCCAAGATCTATAAGAGTATTAAACATTTCGGAAGTAGAGGAGTGAAAGATTAATGGGCGTCCATGCTCATCGATGCTATTAGGAC